CTTCAAGCTCATCATAGTATTTTTTCTCATAATTATTATGTTTTTTTAAAACATTTAAACATTCATTAACCCAATATCTTTCATAAATATCATCAGAGTTGCACATTTTTGATAATTCTGGAAAATCTTCTTTTGAAGCTTCATCTTGTTCTTCTTTAGGATAATCTTTAACAGGAACACTCGGAATTGTTTGGTTATGAAGTAAATCATAAATTTCAATTTTATCAAACATTTCCATACTATTATGACACATTTCATTTATCATAATACCAATGGATGGTTCAAGATTTTTTCTTAAATCTTCTTCATCTTGAAGATAAGCATATTCATAAAAAGCATCAGTTTCTCTTTCTCCACCCTTTGAGTTAAGATATGCTTTATGAATATATCTATCTTCCTTTTTAAGATAATGTGCATCATCACCTATTACTACTTTTTTATTAAAAACGTGTGCTATCTGTACTAATTTATTATTCGCAATAATCTGATCTTTACTTGCTGCGGGAGCCACTTCAACATAAAAATCATCCCCGAATAATTCATCCATGAACTGCATATATTCAACAATTTGATTATATTTAATTGTTGCAGTTTCATTATTTTCCATCTGACGGGCTTTCTCCATTTCAATAATAGAACTGGATAATTCCCCACCAAGACATGCGGACGTTGCAAGAAGATGACCAGGATCCCGCATCACTATTTCTTTTAATTCACTTTTGAGAGTTGGTACACGCTCCATACCTCTATCCCAATATGAATTCATCCATGCTATTGATGATAATTGCCGCAGTTGTTTATGTCCGATAGCATCTTTGGCAATTAATATTTGATGCCAATATTTAATTCCATTTTGTCTTATATCAGTAAGATAAATTTCATTTCCTATTGCAATTTTAAAATCTGGATTTTCTTTTTGAAGCTTACAAATACGAATAGACTGGGCTATTGTCTCATGATCTGTGACAGCTAGACCAGCCAATCCAATCTCTTTTCCTCTTTTTACGAGATCAGGTAATTTATTTATGCAATCGAGAAGTCTAAAATTTGACATCTCTGTATGACAATGTGGAACAAAACGAACCATTTATTATGACCTCTCTTTTTTATTGTTACTATTATTATATCATAATTTTATTTTCTTGTCAAAAAATCCGTCTTTTTCTGAAATTCTTTACAAGAAACTGTAAAATTAATTATAGAAGGACAATATTCATTATCAATTCTAGTTTCTACTTTTGATATAATCTCTGGTGTTTCCACTTCTTTATATTTACATACATTTTCTTTTGTACAATTATTACAATCAAAACTTTTAATTAACATATCGGATACTCCAATTCCTTACAATCTATTCCATGTTTATTAAAATAATCTTGCAAATATCTTCTTTCACTACATAAATTATTAGGTGCTTCATATACTATTAAAACAATCGTATCTTTATTAAATTTATTTAAACAATACTCAAATGCTTTTATCATTTTATTAAAATCAATAGTATCAAGTAATTGTCTATATTCTTGCATAGTTAAACAACTGCCTTTAAGAATATTTTTATTCTCACAAGGACAGCTGCATGTTCCATATTTCTGGACTATAAGAGGTTCATAGCGGAGGCCGCATATAATACCTCTTTTATCTACATAATACTCTTGTCGATCTGGGGGTCTAAACCATATAGGATCTGATAATGCTGTTGATATAGGAATCATATTTTGTTTAAAATTACGAATTTGATAAAAATAAGAAGTTTTAATCTGCATAATTAAAAATTTTCTTTCTAAGTGGATCATTAAAAACCCAATCTTTTTCTTCATCGGAAAAAGATCTACCATCATAATGAATAAATAAAAATCGTCCAATATCTTTCATCGTATCATTATAAATTAATACAATACAAGGTGAATTAATAATATTTTTAATATCACAAATTTCAAGTATATCAAAAATTTTTTCTATTTGTGATATTTCAAAAGACAAACAAGCAGAACCTTCAGTGGATTTAATTTCTAAATCTAATTTTAATCGTTCTTCAGGGTATCTTTTCTGTAACCACATATTTTCTATTTTTGCATTATAAATTCCATTCATTATATTAATTCCTTTTGTTAAATAATATAATTTTCATCATCATATTCTTCCTAATCATCAACTTCATAAGAAACAATTTCTGATTCAACAAAATCAGACTCTTCTTTAATTTTATTTAAAACATCTTTATACCATTTAAAATCTTCATTAGACATTTCATTTTCATCAATATTTTTTAAATCGTAAAATCTTTTTTGCTCATCTTGATTTAAAAAATTATTTAAATTAATATGTTTCTCAAGAATAAAACTTCCTTTGCAAAATTTAGTTTGAATATATTTCATTATTTAGCCAACCTCCAAAAAATAAAATTCTTACAAAATATTGAAAAGTAAGATCCATAATTTTATCATATGTTTGACAAGAAAGATCTTTGGTTGTAAAAATATTATCAAAATCATTTCTATATTCTTTCATAATATCATTTATCGTCATATATTATTTACCTCACTAATACTAACCTTTCACTAGCCCGTGTAACACATGTATATAACCATCTTGCGTGTTCTTCTCTTTCAAATGGAAAACGTTCTTCTAATACAAGTACTTTATCCCATTCTGATCCTTGTGATTTATGACCTGTAATGGCATATCCGTAAGTAAATTCCATCGGTACAAGATGTTGTGTTCTTCGATTAGACATTAATCTATAAATTGCTCGATAATCTAAACATCTTTCACCTGTTAAAATTTGTTTTTCATCCATTTGAAGAGGACCAAAATCTGCATTACTATCAGAAATAAAATCTGCATGAAGAACTTTTATAGTATTACCACCTGCCCAAACAGGAATTTTATTAAAACTTTCATATACATTATCAATATAACCAATCGTTCCATTAACAAGAGGATCATCATTAACAGCAAAATTATCCCAATAATTACGTAAACATATTACTTTATCACCATTCTCTGGTCTATCTCCTCTACCTAGAAGATTTCTCATTTGATTATTAATAGCAACGCGGGTAGCGTTAGTACCTACAAGTATCTGGTCTGCCCACTGCAATACTCCAGTATTAAGATCAGTCTTAGGCATAACAATTACATCTTTTCCTTTAAAGTAATCAATAGATTCATAATTTCTAATTTTCATAGAAAGCTGAATAATTTCAGAATCTAACGATTGCCGCATAATTTCATCAAGAAATATATCAGGATTATTAAGTAGGCCGTTATCTTGATCTTTATCTACAGGAGGTAATTGAAATGGATCACCAAGAGCAATTATAAAAACATTATGTTTAAAAAGTAATTCCATAAGATTTCGTGGAGCCATACTAACCTCATCAACTACTACAATTTTATAATCAATTTCAGTTTTTGGCTTACGAAAAAAAGTACCATCTGGCTTAGGAATACTTTCATAAAGAAGTTTATGTAATGTTGTTACATTTTTATTACCTTTTTTAAGAAGAACTTGAGCGGCTTTGCCTGTAAAGCATGCATATACTACATCTTTTTCGGGATCAATTCCAGGCAAATTCTGCACAATTACCTTGACTAATGTAGATTTACCAGCTCCCGCATATCCAGATATAACACAATACCGTTCATTATTAAGATATTTTTCAATACAAAGATTTAATCCTTGTTCTTGTTTTTTAGTAAGTATCATTCGCGTTCTCCTATCACTTCATCTAAAATTTGACAAAAACGCATTATATCACGATTTGCTTGGTTAAAATACCATTCTCTTTCATGAGAACGATCTCTTTCCCATTCCCATTCTGCCATATGCTCTCTGGCTCTAATATATCTATATACTAATGAATCATATTGATAGCCTTTTAGTTTTTTTTCATCTTCTTCTGTCATTATTTTAAACACAGCATCTCCAATATTTACTTCTTTAATATTTGTTAATTTAAAATTTGCCATTATTTTTAACCTCTTTTTTATTTTTATTATATCATAAAAAACTTAAAAAATCAATTTCGGATTGAAAAAGTCCAAACTCCCTCATTCAATCCGAAATACGACCCAGTGCGCGCCATCAGTTAAAAGTAACATTTAATCATTTAAATAAGCATCGTAAAGATTAGCTAATGCTTGTGAACATTTTTCGCATAAATCTATTTTTTGATGAGTTACTCCCTTTTTAAATTTAGCAATTTTTATTCCTTGACTTTCTGCATAAACATATTCATTAACAGGTAATATATAAGAAGTATAATCTTCAATTATTTTTTTACAAAAATCACATTTATGAACTGTCATTATTTCTCCTTAAAATATATATTTATTTGAATCAATAATTATAATATTGCCATCTTAATGGCTATTTTATAATAGGATGTTTTCCAGCAGTTTTTTGAACTCCTTTTAAGCATTTTGAAATACCAGAATTATGTACTTTACACCAATTAGAAGCTTCTTGAATACTATTAAAAATCTACCCTGTGTTTAAACAAATAATTTTTTTATTATTTTTCTAAACTCTTTTTTTAGCATTTTCAGAACCTGCTTTAAAATATTCATTAACTTTTTGAGTTCTTTTTTCCCAATTTTCTGGTTTTAAAAAAACCTCTTTTCTTCTTTCTACTTCCTAAGGATGCTAATCAAGATATTTTTTCATAGATAAACTTATTTGTTCTTTTTTCTGTTCAGTATGATGATAACCTACAATACCTTCTCCACCTTCAGTAGCATTATATCCATTTTTAATAGAATCATAAAATAATATTAGCTATTTCTATTTTTGACAAGCTTCCTACAATGTTAAATTCTAATATAATATTTCGTGCTAAAAATTGTTCCAACCATATTTTTGAATTGCATTATAAAATTTAATATTATTATAATAACCATAACCACGTCTCCACCTTCTTAATGGCTATTGGCTAGTTATTCCAATATAACATTTATTATTAACTTTATTTGTATGTTTATAAACATACCAAATTTTCTATTCACTCATTTTGTTATACCTATTTAAAAATAGTATTTATTACTATCTATAATTTCATACTATTCAATAAAAATTTGTGGTGTTACATTACCCATCCATTCGTTTTTATTTGCTTTTCCAATTATATTCAACTACATATAACCAAAGCCTTGATTTTGTAATTTATAACATTCTTCATCAGTTGCTTTAAATTTCATTAAACTAATTCCATTAGGTAAAGTAATTTTTAATGTATTATCTTTTTTTTGGTATACTGTAACCATGTCAGAAGATATATTTATACCTTCTAAACAAATAAGTGCCTAATCAATATCTTTACCCCATAACTCTTCCATATTAGCAATAGATAGAATATCTTCTGGGTTTACGTTAGAACCATGATAAATATAATCTACATAATAGATAGCTTCATCTGGCATATCTTTTAATGCGGCATCGGTCTTTCTAATAAAAGCCTAGATATTTTCTTGTTTTATACTTAGACCAAATGCGCCTGGATGTCCCGTACAATATTCACATACACCAGTGTCCGCGCAAATACTTTTAAAATCATTAATTCCAACTTTATCACATCCTCGTGCGGACCCCTGATAAGTTACTATACCCTAATCAGATGGTTCATCCCAAGGGAGCCCCGCATCCTAATATTCTGTTACTTTTGTTAATACACAAACTGGACGTTGATATTTTGCCATAAGTTTATTTGCTGATAATCCAGCAATGTTACGGTCAATTTGTCCTGGCTCTAATAAAAATAATAACACTTTATGATTTAAAAGGTTTTGGTTCTAAATCATTTGTTCTAATAAATTTAATCCAGCGTCTTGAGCTTTCGTTTGACGCGCTTTTACATTAGCAACTGTACGCATAGCCTGTTCAACTAATTGTTCTGTTTCTCCTGGGGTATGTCCACGTTTAGTAGAAGGTAAAATTGTAAAAGCTTTATATTTTAACATTGATTCAAAAACCAATTGTTTCTATTCTATTGATCCGCTTCTACATATAGCATTAATATATGGAGCAATATAGAAAGCTACACTCATATGATTAATTTTATTTTTCATAGAATAAGCATTTTTCTATGCCAAATGAACAAAAAAAGGATTTTTAAGATTTTGGAACCCTTTGTTTTCAATATGTTTCGTTTCTATTGATGTCATACTCATCATGTCGGCACAAAGACCTAACGCAGTAAGATCTAAGTAATTATCTGCATTATTAATTTGCAATAGCTTATCAATATATCGACAAAATTGATATACTATACCTGCTCCAGAAAAATCTTTATTAGGATAATCACATAATTGATTATTTATAACAAGCGCATAAGGGTTAAACTAATCACATAAATGATGGTCTAAAACAATTGTTTTAATATTTTTTTCTGATAATTTTTTACATTCTTCAGTATCATTACTGCCCGCATCAGGTAAAATTATAAGAGAATAATTACGATTATCAAGAGGATCAGAAGTTACTTTTAAAATCCAATCAATATGATCATTTAAACCATGTTGTTTTCCGTCATGAACTCTATATGTTAATTTATTTTCTACCCAAGAAGGAAAAAGATCATGTAAATAATTTATAAGAATGGCGGAACTGGTAAATCCATCTGCGTCTGCATCCACTATAACAAGAGCCTGACTATTAGATTGTATTGTTTTGATTAGTAATGCGGCAGCTGCTTTGAGTTTATCTTCTCCTAGAGCTTCAGGTGGATTAATGTCATTATCTGTCGTATTGATATAGTGTGATATTTCATTGAACGGAATTCCTCTATTTGTAAGTATTTGTTCTATAGGAGAATAATTCTCATTAATAGGTTTAATTAATTTATATTTCATTTGTATTTTTCCTTTTATTATTTATTTTCTCTATAATATTTTAGCAAAAAAAATATGAGTTGTCAAATTTACAACTCATATTTGAATTCTATTTTTAAATAATTCTATAAATACTTCGGGTCCCTGGTCTATTGGAGAATCTTTGTAATTTAAAAGATGTTCTTTATCCCATAAAAAACTTATTTGTACTTTTGAACTATATTTATTATTGATTTCAGTAAGCTTTTTAGTCCATTTTCGACAATCTTCATCTCCTAATTCTTGATATTGTCGATCAAAACCTATAATTATTTCTTGTACCCCTAATGATAAAAGTAATTCAACTTGATAATTAATTAAATTACTTCCACAAGCTGCAACGCTAATATCATTATTAAGACCAAAATAACTACCATATTTTAAACAAGATTTTTCACCTTCATAAACAACTACTTTTTTTATATTACGAATATTATCTTTACTAATATTTATATTATATAAATTAAAACTAAGAGGGTGATTATACATTTTACCATTAATTGTTGCAGGAATATATTTACCATATATTTCATTTTCTTTAATTAAAGTCCGTTCTCGTACCCCAATTAAATTATTATTTATATCATAATGTGGAATTATTATACCTTGATTTTTTGGGTCATAATATATATTATGTACTTTCATTATTTCTGGAGTAATGCCTTCTTTAATCCAAGGTATTATTTTTGGTTGTGGCATATTTTTTAAAAAATTATCCTCAAAAACCTTTAGAGACACTATTTGTTTATTACTTTTTTGAAGCTTTTTTGCTTCTAATTTTGATAAAATTTGCCAATCTTGAAGTTCTATACGTTTTTCAGAAAATTTTTCTTCTGGTGCTTCGAAGCCATAATAAATTGCTACATAGCGGACGGCGTCTGGAAGATCCCAAGGACGAGATGTTTGTACTGCATTTTTAGACCAATATACAATTTGTTCTCCTGCGAGCCGTTTAATTTTTAAAGTTAATTCAAATATATCAAAAGTATCGCTACATTGAGTAAAACACTTAAAAAGTTTCGTATTATCATAATAATATAATTTAAAAGATCCTTGACCTGGAGGATTATGACAT